TGGGCAGATGTGCTCGAAGACACTTTCGGTGATGCGCCCGTGTGCGCCACCGACTTCACCAGCTTCGAATGCCACCACCGCGATCACTTTTCCGAGATCATCCATTTTTGGATCATGCATGCCATACGCGACCTACCAATCACCCGTGGGCATCGCGATCTCATCTCAAAGCTTGTCAAGGGATCAAACGCCTCCACATTCTCGTCGGTCATCGCAACGATCGACGAAACCCTCATGAGTGGAGTCGCTTGGACGAGCTCATCAAACGCCGTTCTGAATTGCCTGATTTGCTCCTACATCACACTTCGCCAAAAGCATCCTGGGCTGGATGGGCCTGAATTGGTCCACCATTTCAGTGAGTTTAAAGGCAAGTTTGAGGGAGACGATGGCATTTTCGAGGACGCGTCACCAAGTGAGTCAGATATCAAAGCACTGGGCGTTGTCCTCAAGATCGAGCACCATCTGACTTACGAGAAGGCGACGTTCTGTTCGATGGCCTTCGATCGTACCAGTCGAAAGATGTGTTACGATTGGAAGAAAGCCCTCCGGACAATGACGTTGCTGCCCAAACAGTACGCGCGCGCGAGCAACAACAAGCACAATGTCTTGCTGCGTGCGAAGGCCTTGTCCCTGGCCTACATGTATGGGCAATCACCTGTGGTGGGAGCCATGTGCTGGCGGGTCTTGTATGAGACTCGAGGATGCGACATTACTGGGGTAGCCGCTGAGCAGGTAACCTGGAAAGGTCAAGCCCTTGAGTACGCACGTCAGGAGCGGTTCGAGTTCCGAGATCGACCGGTCATTGACGAGCAAACTCGACTCGCATACGAGCACATTTATGGCCTCAGCCCCGCTGAGCAAGTGATCATGGAGCAGGAAATCTACGATTCTCCTGGCCCGCAGATCGCGCTCCACTTCAGTCACCACTGGACTGATATGGAGCCCGAACTCCTCAAGATGATCACCGACCACCACAACCCCTACTGGAAGGCCCCGTCACTTCCAGGCGCGATCGAAGCCGCATGGCTTGGTGCCGTCAATGGCACCTCCCGGTCGCGTGTCAAGGCTGTTGACAATCGCACCCGACATGTGAGCACCGTCGGGTTGCGTGTCGACAGCTACTAGGGCCATGAACGTTACGGCTGGCGCCGCTTAAGTAATAGCCAGCCGTTTGCGTGCAAAGAGCATGCAGAATTCCCAATCATGATCTCCAAACGCTGCGGGGTTTGGTGCATCAAGCGG